TTTATTTATCATCAGTATTACCTTCAGTAAATTCTGCATCAACGATGTGTTCATCTTTTTCAGTGTCAGTAACATCGAATTCTTCTTGAGCTTGATCCTGTTCTGAGCTATCTTTAATAGCAAATATAGGTCGCATAGCCTCTTGAAGTTTTGCGAACGCTTCGTCAATTACAACTTTGTCGTCACCTTTACACGCTTCTTCAAGACTTTCTATACTAGCATTAAACACTTCAACATCTAAATCTCTTAGTGTTTCGTTGTCTTTAACTGCTTCGTAGTCTTTCTTAAACTGTGAAATGGTTCCTTCTGCTAGGTTCTTAGTATCTACTAGTTCCCTTGCAGTCTTATCTTTGTCAGCATTAGCTTCAGCGTCTTTGATCATTTGCTCAATTTCGCTTTCGTTAAGTCCGCTTGAATCCTTAATCACAATGTTTTGTTTCTTTTGTGTTGCAGTATCCATTGCTGACACATTCAAGATACCGTTTGCATCTAAGTCAAAGGTAACTTCAATTTGTGGTTCGCCTCTACGTGCTGGTCTAATACCGTCTAGGTTAAACTGTCCTAGTACTTTATTATCACGTACAAACTCACGCTCACCTTGTCCAACTGTAATAGTTACGATAGGTTGATTGTCTTCTGCCGTACTAAAAGTTTGTGACTTCTTAGTAGGAATAGTTGTGTTCTTATCGATGATCTTAGTCATCACACCACCCATTGTTTCAATACCTAATGACAGAGGAGTAACGTCTAACAATAGTACGTCATTTGTTTCTCCACTTAGTACTGAACCTTGAATAGCCGCACCCATTGCAACTGCTTCATCTGGGTTAACATCTTTACGAGGTGCTTTACCAAAGAAGTTTTCAACTGCTGTTTGTACTGCTGGCATACGTGTTTGTCCACCAACTAGTATAACTTCGTCAATGTTCTTTGCTTCAATGCCTGCGTCTTTACATGCAGTCTTACAAGGTTTGATTGAACGCAATATTAGTTTTTCTACTAGTGATTCAAACTTAGCTCTTGTAATACTAATTGTTAAGTGCTTAGGTCCTGTAGCATCAGCAGTAACGTATGGCAAACTTATTTCTGTTTGCGTTGTGCTACTAAGTTCTACTTTTGCTTTTTCAGCGGCTTCTTTTAAACGCTGTAGTGCCATTGAATCAGTCTTTAGATCAAAGCCATCTGACTTTTTAAATTCGTCTACTAAATGATCTAGTAGAGCATTGTCAAAATCTTCACCACCTAAGAATGTATCACCATTAGTTGACAATACTTCAAATTGCTTCTCACCATCTTGTTCAGAGATCTCAATAACTGAAATATCAAATGTACCACCACCTAGGTCATAAACTGCAATAGTTCTATCACCTTTAAGTTGTTGGTCCACACCATAAGCAAGTGCCGCCGCTGTAGGCTCATTGATAATACGTAGGACTTCTAATCCTGCAATTTTACCTGCGTCTTTTGTTGCTTGTCTTTGTGCGTCATTAAAGTATGCCGGCACTGTAATAACTGCTTGGCTTACTGTTTCGCCAAGATATGATTCTGCTGACTCTTTAATTTTACGAAGTATTTCAGCACTAACTTGTTGTGGTGCTATTTCTTGACTATTGACTCTAACCCATGCATCACCGTTTCCAGCTTCACAGATATCAAAGGGCGAATTCTTAATGTCCTTTTGAATTACTTCGTCTTTAAATTTGCGACCAATAAGTCTCTTTGCCGCATATATTGTGTTTTTTGGATTTGTTACTGCCTGTCGTTTAGCAGGCATACCAACTAGTGTTTCGTTGTCTGTGTACGCAACAATACTAGGTGTTGTTCTTTGGCCGTCTTTATTTTCTATGATTTTTTGTGCCGAGCTTGTTACCACTGCTAGACAACTGTTTGTAGTACCGAGATCGATACCTATTACTTTTCCCATGTTTTTCTCCTTTAAAAAAGCAAGATATAATTTTGCAACCCTTTCGGCGTTACAAAGTTATTTATCAGATCGAATGTGAATACACTGTGTATTTTGACATCCCAGGGTAGTTCAGTCTTAGTTCTAATCTGCGTTTTGGTATGTACAAATAAACTTTTCCAAATTCTGGATCCATCATTGGAATGTCTACTGTACGACTACCTGATACGCCCATCTCCTCGATGAACGTGTCATTCTGTTTTTCTTCTACTTTAAGTAGACAGTAGTGTACGCTCTTTGTTGACTTTTCTCTAACAGAACATAATACATGCAAGTTAGTTGTAGACTGTACTTTATTAACAAAACTATCAACATACATTGTTTTTAATGCATTAAAGTCTTTGTCTTTAAACAATTTCATAAAATTGTCTGTTCCGGACTTGTTGTTTTGTAATACACTAGCTTCAGTAGTATATCCTTTGCTAATCTTATTAATACTGATACCTTTAACATCAATCTCAATACCCGGAGCCTTAACATCAATAACATTTTTACCAGCACCTACCCATTCACCGCCTGGAATACTATCAGCTGTAGCATACTCCCAGGTTTCTTTGCCGATACAAATTGTACGGTTCTTTCGTTGATAAGGTGCATAGTAATCTTGCATTTCTTTAGTAAATCGTTTATTAAAGTCAACACCAAGTAGTGCATCATGTTCTTCAATTGGAACAGGTGTATAGTACATCATTTTGCATATATTCCGTTAAATTGTTGAGTACAGCGCACAAACGTTGTACACTTACTAAGTTGTTTAAGTTTCATTGCGCCTGCATAAGTACAGGTAGATCTTAGTCCTCCGGTTAAATCTTGTATGGTTACACCAACAGAGCCCCTGTAAGGAACTAAGACTTCCCTGCCTTCCGATGAACGATAGTCTTTAAGTCCACCAAAATGTTTTGTGTTTGCGGCATCACTACTCATACCGTAGAACGCTACAAACTGTTTTTTCTTGTATACTGCTTCATAGAAGTTATCATTTGTTTCAATAACTTCATCTGTTTCATAAATTTTAGTAATTACTTTGCCGCCGCCTTCATCGTGTCCAGCAAGCATACCACCGAGCATTACAAAGTCGGCCCCGCCCGCAAAAGCCTTAGCAACGTCCCCAGGACAGGTACAACCACCGTCAGCAATAATATGACCACCAAGGCCATGAGCGGCATCAGCGCACTCAATAACGGCACTGAGCTGTGGATATCCCACACCAGTTTGGATACGAGTAGTGCAAACGCTACCAGGCCCGATACCCACTTTAACAATGTCTGCTCCTGCAAGAATCAACTCCTCTGTCATTTCACCTGTTACTACATTTCCGGCAATAATTACAATATTTGGAAACGCATTACGTACTTTCTTAACATGTTCTGCAAAGTGATCACTATACCCATTTGCAATATCCATGCATACGTACTTCAACTCTTCACCAACCATAGTAACTACTGCTGACAGTTTGTCAAAGTCTTCCCAACTTGTGCCAATGCTCATAGCAACGTTTTCTGTACGCTCTTTGATGCCTTCAGTAAAGTAAAGCGCAATTTCTTCTTGACTGTATGTTTTAACAAGACAAGTAAAGATGCTGCCTTCGGCAAGTTTGTCTGCCATAGCAAATGTACCAACACCATCCATGTTAGCTGCCATAATAGGAATGCCTTCGTACTCTGCTTTACTGTTTCTAAATTTAAACTTACGGTCGAGTCGTACTTGACTGCGACTTTTAAGCGTACTACGCTTTGGTCGAATTAATACGTCCTTGTAATCTAGTTTAACGTCTTGATCAATTCTCATTACCTAACTCCATAATTAAACGACATACTTACTCGTTCGCCTTGGCTTCTACTTCCTTGTACACTGTGTTTTAGCCATCCGGGGAAAATTAACATTTTCCCCACTGTGGGGGTGTAGGTTGCCTTTTGTGATGTAAAGTTGTTATAGTTTTCTAAATCTGGAATATAATAACTACTGTCATCGTCTCTATAAAACTCAATATCTCCGCACTTGTCATCAGGTACATTTAGATATATTACTCCGCTTAGTACAGAGTCTTGATGATTATGTACTGTGTTATAATCGCCATAACCGTTAACACAAAACCAAGTGTTATATAACTTTAACGGAGGTAGTCCTGCTTGCTGACAGCATGTTTTAATTGTTTGGTCTAGTTCAATTAATAACTCAACATGCTCTGGTGGAAGAACAGTGCCTTCGCTCTGCCATCCACCATAGTTACTTAAATTTGTACCTTTAGTATTGTCCTTTAAAGTTAAGGCATAATTTGTTACTGCATTTAAATCTGTAGTAAGTTTCTTATGCCATACTAATGTAGGGAACCAAATATCCGCCTTTAAGTCTGACATATCTAATGAAGCCTTGGGCCGTGCAGTTCATTATCCTTAGCTTGCTTTTTCTTCCAACGTGCAATACCTGCCGCTTTTGCTTTAGCACGTTTTTCACTAGGCTTAACATAGTGACCACGTTCACGCAATTCTTGCATTAGGCCATCTTCTTGGACTTTCTTTTTAAACTTGCGTAGTGCAAAGTTAATATCGTTGTTTCTTACTTCGACGTAAAGTCCACCTTTTTGTGGGACGCCTTTGTTATCATTTCTCTTCAATTTTACCTCCTAAGGTATTTGATATATCATCTAAGTTATATATTCTGTTTAAGCTAAGTTTATTATAATACATACCTTCACCATTTGTCAACCAAAAAGTGTTAGTACTACTAATAAAATATGATGTAAGGTCGTGTATCTTAGCAGGACAGTTGTCTACACACAAAATTACAGTATCGGCTATCTTGTGCATACTTAACAGCCAATCAACATCTTGATCATATTCTTCAGGTTCGTATACATAAACATTAATAGCAACCTCCCAATCTACTATTATGTTTTGTAATTCAGTCTTAATAAAGTCATCAGGGTAAATTAAAAGGAAGTTATATGCTTTATTAAATAATTTATCGGGGGGTGTTATTACTGTAATTTTATCCAACAGGTGACCTATTTATTTTTAAGTTTATTAAAAATGGTGTCTTCGTTTTGTTCTGCATTTTGCTGATAACCTTCAGGTTTAATTCTAACTTGGGAGCCTTCTGCATCTTGCTTGATATATGCATTTGACTTTTTAATGTATGTATATTCTTCGTTTTCTACTTCCCAAGGAAGAATGTCTATCATACCCTTTATATACCTGTTCTTTTCCATCTTAAGAGTCAGAGTTGGATTTGCGTCTTTCCATGCATTTTTTGCTGTTTTAAATTCTTCAGTTTGTTCTTTAGCTTCGTAGTTTGCTTTGCGGTCTAATTCTTCAGCGGTTAATTCTTCCAAGTTTAACTCGTCCGATGATTCTACTTTTTTTTTGGGTTCGTCATCTTCAAGTTCACCGTATAGCTTTTGCCATTCTTTAGTGTTGTCTTCTTCGGCAAACTCTTTGTCTATTGTTTCTTGATCCACGTCTTCAAACTCAGGAACTTCAATAGGGTCATGATCAGGAGGAATGTTGTTAACTATTGCTTGTGCTCTTGCTCGTTCAAATTCTTGTCTCTCGGACTGAAGGCGGTCACTATCGTCATCATCTTCTTTAGTCCTTCGAGCAAAGTCAAACGTATACTGACTTGCAATTAGTAACAGCACTGCAAGTGGATCAAACACAAAGATAATGATTACAATTACCCAAGTAACTGCTTTCTCAAGCATGTTTTTATCTGCTTGCTCACCATACACAAATTCAGCAATGTACTTAATTGGACCTACTTCTGCTTCTAGCTGACGATACTCGCCTTCTAGTTCGTACTTCTGTTCTGTAAGTATATCTATTTCTGCATTAGCCGTTTTAATACGTTCGCCTTGTTCATCAACCGCCGCATCAATTTCAACTGTTTTATCTGTTTGTGCAAGCTGGCCACGTAGTCGTTCAATAAGCGTTTGACTGTTAGCTACTTGTGCTTCCGCACTTTCGCGAAGTCGTTGTATCTCATCTCTTGCTGTAGCAATTACAGGCGATTCAGTTTGGCGTACTTCGTTAATTTTATCTAACATAGTTAGTTCACGAGCTTTGAGTGCAGGTATTTGCACTGTGCGAATGTCTTTAACTACGTCTGCTAACCGCACACGTTCTGCGTCCACTGTTGACGTTGCGTCTTTGCGTACTGTTGCTACTTCGCCTTGTATTTGCGTTATACGGTCACGTTGTGCGGCGACCCAGGCTACTAGTGCCCTACGTGTGTTTCCACCAAATGCACCGTCACTGCTTACGCCTATGATAGCCTGTCCAGCACGTATTTGATCCTTCTCACTACTTTGTAATTGATTAGTAACTCTAATAATCTCTGCTTCTAATCCTGCAATTTGTGCAAGTAACGGCTCTACTCCACTCGAGTCACTTGATAGTGTACTAATTGTCGACTCGTACTCTTTAGCACTTGTTTCTAAACGTAGGATCTCTGCTGTAATACTTGTAAGCTGATCTTCATATGGCTTTGTGCGAGTAGAGTCGTTTGTTCTTGCGCTTGCAATAGTTGCGTTTTGTTGTGCAATAGCAGGTTCAATACGTTTAAACGCTAGGTCAATACGTCCTTGCTCTTTGTCTATTTGTGATTGTATGTTAGCATCACTGCCTGTGCCGCTAGTTTGTAGTGCATTGATCTTAGTTTCTGCACGAACAATAATTTCTTCTTGTCTGCCAATCTCAGTGGTCAACCGCTCTACTTGTGCAACACTTTCTTCGCCTGCACTTGTCTGTTCAATATGTGCTTTACTTAGATATCCAAAGATACCCATGCTTGTAATAAACATAAGAACAAGTACAGCAAGTGCTAGGTAATATTTAAGCCACCATGCCGCTTGTGACCAATATCGATGTAGCCACACCGCTGTTACTAGTTTGGCTACTTCAAGTGTTGTGCCCATAATCATAATGGGAATAGCGGCCGCGGCAAAAATTGCCACAAGACCCGCTACTGAATAATATATTGCGACCGCACTAATAGTTAGTGCTGTCAGCATTGTGAGAATAGCTAATAACATTGTAGTGTATTTATTAGGTCTTTCGTACATAGATAAGTTACCTGTTAATTATAAAGCGCCAGCCGTCGTGCCCTGCTTCTTTGCAGGCTGTTTCATCAAAGCTACGTTGTTTATTATCAACTACAATAGTAGAGTAAATTACTTTACAGAATCCACTACCCTGAGGATAGCCGTGTACTGCTTTTACTGCACCCATTGCATTAGAATCGTACCATTGATGTACTACACCGTACTCGCCTTCAAGAGCAGAGTATACTGCTCCTGATTGTTTTTGTTTTTGTGCAGTAGTTAATCTACCGTAATAATCTCGCATTAGATTAAATGCAAGTGTGACTGATGAGTTTACAGAGTTATAAGGTCCGCTAACTGATTGTTGTACCGATGCTGTTTGATAAGGAGTTGTACTACTGCAAGCACTAATACTACCTAAAATTACCATCAATGTTAAGAACTTCCCAACTACCGTCAAGTTTCTCACAACGAACTCCTCTTTGTTTATAACGAACACCATTCCTAACTTCTGGAAAGAAAAATTCTTCACATGCTTTATCAATGCCAGCTCGTTGTATTGCCATTTGTTGCCCAGGGCGATCAGTACACTGTAAAGTAGACTTACTAGATACTGTTTCGTCATGCTTTGTGATCGTTTGATCAGTGTAGCAGTAGGGAGTCTGGTAGACAATTTTGTCATTACTAGAGCACCCTACTAAGGCAACCACACATATGATTGAAATTAATCTAATCATGTTACTGTGTCTGCGTTGTAACTAATGAATCAAACACTGCTTTAGGCATACGCAATTTTACAAACGTGTAATGGTTGCCAGCGTAGATATAAGTCCCACGCTCTTCTTCCAAGTGTTGTGTAACTCGCGTATCGCTTACTGTGTAAGCAATTTCTGTAGTAGTATTCTTAACATCGTTTACAAAACTAATTTTAGTTTCGCTGTTAACTCGACCGTTAATACGCTTTGCAAAATTGTTCATTGCAATGGCATACATTTGTTCTTCAGCGGCTTGCTGGTAACGACTTTCGCCTGCACCGCATGCATATGCATACTCTTCTTTCCACCAGAACCAACCTTCGGTTCCTGCTTGCGCACAACTAGCATACCATTTAGGTTGTGCATAGCTATCACGTTCTGCAATTTTTACAGTAGAGCTACATGCTCCTAAAGTTGCCGCTAGTGCAACCACAGTTGCTGTCTTAAAAATACTTTTCATTGTTGCCTCCAAGTGCCTATGTTTGTTTATACTTTAAACTATATACTCAGTCTACGTCTTTGTCAACCAGTTTTGGCTGTCCTAAATCTGATTCATAAGTAGGAGTATAATACGATTTAAAATCTTGAGTTGATTCATCATCTTCGTCAACTTCCCATAAACGTGCAAGACGCATTTCGTTTGTCATTATGGATAGCTTATTCATACTACCTGGACCATCCCATATCTCGTTCATCAGTTCGTTTATTTCATCAAGTTCGATTGCTTCGATATGATTCTTTCGCCAGCTATTTGCAGTCTTAAAACATTTCTTATGAAAGTACTCTAATAAAAACTCAGTAATACCTTGTGGGATTCGACTGTGTTCGCTAAATGCAAATGTACCAGTAAATCCATTAATAGTTTGCGGATCGTCTATTGGTTGCTTTGCCCAAAATGCATCTCGATGTTTAGCTTCTGGAATTAAAAAGTTGTGTAAAATATTCATAGTATGTGCCTTAGTTAATGTAGTGAGTAACTATTATACTATGAATATTTTACTTTGTCAAGTTCTTTTTGACAAAAACTTTGGGTCAGCAAAGAAACAATAATTAATAATTACTCTGCGATTTTCTATTATTGGACTACTACTAGTATGAAATCTATTACTGTTAAAGATAACTGCTCGGCCTTTCTTAGGAGTTACTCGAGCAACTTCTTTTAAATTCATATGTCCGTTATTAACTGTATTATCAAAAATAACAGTATCGCCATCACTGTCGTGTACATAGTACACCATGCTAAACGCATCGTTATTGGCTAAGTCAACGTGCGGTGCGTGATACTTTCCTAATGATAACGTATCTTGTAACAGTAGGTTTGCCTTTACACGCTGTGGCATTCTAATTGAATTATTCATATAATATTCTAAGAACATCAGAGGTATCTTGGCCAAGTTCCAAGCCTCACTTTGTACACCTTCCTTGTCGTGGAATATGTTGTGTACGAACTGTGTTGACTCTTTTATGTTTGTATCATTAGGATCTATATTACTTTCTTCACCGCTTGATGAGTCCCTATAATGCCAAGGAGAGTCATTCATTAATGCTCCTGCTAGTTGATTCTGCAAACTTAGCGGTAAGAAGTTATCAATTACTAAATGCGTTACCATTACGGCCACCTGTAAAAGATATGCATCCCAATGCGACCAACAAGGTCTAACTCTGGCGCCCACCGAGGCGATACATATTCTGCATGATAGTGGGTTGCACCTTCTGTAATACCACGATACTTACGATAGTGAACAATCATATACGCAATTGTTTGCGCTCGTTTAAATGAATCGTTGTCACGTATCTTGTCAGACCTTCCGTCGCAGTACCAGCTGAACTGGCACTTGTGTCGTTTCATTTGTCCGTTTGCGTGTTTTTTGCCTTGCTTTACTACTTCGCAAATACTGTTTGGATATCGAGTGTCTTTGACTCGATTAAGGGTTACATCTGCAACAGCAAATTGCCCTGCTAAGTTTTCAGCTCTAGCTTCAAAGTAAATATTTTCAGCTAGGCAGTATAGCGATGGTTGATTTTCTACTGTGTACAAAATATCTTCTGCATCAAGGCCTGAAGTATCTGCAACACCTGCTGAACTAAAAGTAGCCATGCTAAGAAGCACAAATGATAAAATTACATTTTTCATGTTTTACCTCAGTTTTTGTTTTTGCGGGCTCGTCGTGCCTTAGCATATTCATTTTCTGTTTTAATATCAACAGTATCTTTTACTGCTTTGCGTTTAGCACGAGCTACTTCACTTTTGCGCAAACGTTCTGCTGCCGTTTTTTCTACTGTTACTTCATCATTTAGTTCTTCATTAATCATATCTATATCCTTCATATAATCACCTGCTGTTGTAAATTTCATATCGTTCATCGTCGCATCCTTGCAATTTCAATTGCTTCGTGTTTGTTATCTTCAAAGATAGGAACCATATTACTTTTATGCATGGTTGCGATTCCAAGTAGCTTGCGCTCTCCTGTGTACTGCATTGCTTCTTTCTTAACTGCAATTCCAACACCGTTGTCTGCACTTGGATACTGTTTACGTTGCTCTGTGAATGTAGCTGTAGGCTTATATTCTTTAAATTTTGTTGCTTTTACTTTTGGTTTCCAAAGTCCACGTACATATAAGTCGTAGTCTTCTAAGCTCATCATTTGGTCATGCGCATGTATACGCTTCATACTTTTATTGTATTCGCGATGCTGTTGTTCAAATTGAAGTTGTTGATTCTTAGTGCGCTTAGTCGGCTTACGCTTTTTATAAGATGTAGTTGTTAGGCCAGGGCCCACCATACTCATTGTCATACGAAAAACTCCTGCTATTGTTTTAACTATGTAAAGTATAGCAGGAGTTTAGTATGATGTCAACCTATTTGGTTGGTGTTTTTACTGGGATCTTTCTGCCAGTAGTTTTATCGTACGCCCAAGTGCAACCTTCTGGTAGCGGACGTCCAATTGTAAACTTATCCGGTTTTGGATCAGTCCAAGTGTGTGTTTTTGGTAGTGTTTCACGGATTGCTTGTGACATTTTAGTTTCCTTCTGCTTCGTTAATTTGCGCTTGTGTTACAATTCCTTGCTCTACAAGTTTAGCTCTATTGGCTAAATGTGCGGCTTGTACTGCTTCTTTATTCTCAGCGTTGTACACAACACCGTAGCCATTTTGAATAATGCTTTCAACTAAACTAACAGCCTGATCATCTTCACCAAATTGGCCATCTTCACCGACTAATATAAAGTCACCTAAAATGCGTCCAAACTTGCCTTTTGAATCATAGCTTTTAGTTATTAAACGTTGTCTTGTTCCTTCTGGTAATTGCTGAACAACATATGCACTAGCCGCTTTACCAAATACTTTTTCTACTTTATCACGTGTACGAGATTCTGGAGTGTCTACGCCCTTTAACCGAACACGTTCATCATTCAACCACACACCGAAGCCTAAATCAATATTGATATCAACGGTGTCGCCGTCGACGACTCTTACTATTTCACAATTATATTCATACATATTTATTGCTCCTTTATAATGATTAACTTATCATGTATTTAGTCATAAAAAAGGGTTGCAGTTAATAAAAGCAACCCTTTTTTGTTTAATGTTCTTGTAATTTAGAACTTAAAAGTAAGTCCTGCTGTTGCATTAAGATCACCGGCATTTTTAAAGTTAATGTCGCGTCCTTCAACTACACTAAGTTTTACACTTACTGCATCTGACATTGCAAGGCTTGCACCAACTTCAAGGTATGAAGAATCTCTATTCATGTCAAAGATATCTTGTTGTGTCGCCTTCATTGCATAACCTAGTTCTGCATATGGAGTAATGTTGCCAACTGCTACAGATGCACCAACGAATGGGTTAACTGTTATTGTATTTGTGTCTGAGTTAGTACTGTCGCCAAACGTGTATTCTGTGCTACCGCCTGCATATACCGGACCCCATACGTCTACTGTTGTGCCTGCTTTTAATGCAAAGTCATCAACAGCGCCGTTGCGCTTCCATGTTGCTGTTAGATCTGCTCCATAACGTGATGCACCAACTGCAAATTCAGTTGCGCCTGTTTCTGGTGCTTTAACGCTAATCGAATAGTCGTTTGATACCGCAGTCATTTTAACTGCTGTATTGTCCCAATCGCCTGCCATTGCGGACGTACTGGCCATCATTGCCACTGTGGCAATTGTCATCATTTTGTTCATTTTTAATCCTTGTTAGTAATGAGTATAAAAGTTATATTCTATCCCCAAGCTAGAAACGTTCCAGCCTTATATTTATCGAGAAAACTCATTTTCTCAACTTAAATTGGCACTTCTGTTGCTACGCAGTACCCGCGCCCACGTGCTTATTACTAAGCCGCTAAGTTATAATTTACGTTTGCAATTATAAAGTTTGTTCGCGGTAACGGCGCTTACATCCCGGTAACTCCACTCGCCTATTAATCCGCCTGTCGATCCTAGTTCAGCCCCATCAAAAATACATTCCCAGTTTATCAGATCTGTTGCTTCTGCTATACAGTAAGCAGAATGTACTTTTGGTGGAGCTGCCGGGTACCGCCCCCGGGTCCAGCTCGTCGTTTAGCTTGTTTCAACGTTACATACTATTTATAACATCATTTAAAGTACTTGTCAACCATTTTTTTGCCAATATACAATATTGCTACTACAAACACAATAACTCCAAGTATAATACCTTCGGTTACTATATCTCCTTGACTTGAATCAATTTCAATGCCGTCTGTAGTTACTGCTATGCGACAATCTTCACATGTTTCTTTTGCCATGCTTGTTCCCTAATATACTAAACTGTACGTTTCACAGTTGGAGACTTTCGATCAGCTCGTGTTTGATTGCGCTCTAAGAAATAGCAATCTAAGTTAAGGTTCTTTGTTAATGTAGTTGCTTCTTTTAAAGAACGGCAGTTTGTAAAAACTTTGCCACCATAAATAATTTGCCAAATTGGTGAACCATTAATACGAGTAGTTTCATTTATTGTAAAATCTTTATGCATTATTTTGCTTCTTTCTTTGCGTTCTTTTCCGCCTTGGTTAATTTGTTATTCCAAGTGTTGTTACTAATACCTAGTTCACTGGGCATAGGCTTTGTTTTACCTTTAGTAACTTCTCCACCTTTAGCAAGAAACTCTGCCTTCATTCGTTCTAGTTCATCGTCTTTAGGTTTTGCATCGTGATTCATTGACATATTATATTCCTTCTATACAACTGTTATAGCATGTTTAAAAGAACATGTCAAGTGCTTTTGATGCTTCTTCTTTTAATTCTTCGTCTGGGTTCTTAATCGGTTGTAACCAAGTATCAGCAATATATGCTTTGGGACTTGGTCCAAGTCGAATAGTTAAGTCGTCTGCTTCGATCCACCAATAATGATCTGTTACTGGGCAATGACAATCCATGCCATGCATTTGAAATTGTTCTGCTTGTTCAAACCTACCAATGTATTCAACAACTTTAACAATGCGGCCCGTGTTTGCTGGATTAATTGAAAATATAATGTGTGCTAAATCGCCTGCTTTACATTTCATATTCTAGCCACCTCCTTGGAATCTGCCGTCTTTGGGCCTGTACCAAACCTTTTGATGATGTAGGCGACCTAATAGATCTCTCATTTCGTCAATCTCTTCTTGTAGTTCTGGAGCGTATACGCTCTTAGGATCTAATGCCACACTTACTCCACGCCTTGATATTTTTCCTTGCAGAGCACGTTCAATGAGTTCAATATCTCGTACTGTAAGTTTAAATTTATCGTTTGGTTTCATGCTACTACCACCAGCCTAATGTTCTGCCATTACCTGTAATAATCATACAACATGTTAGTACATGAAGTATGATCCAAAAAGATCGAAAAGCCAGAGCCTTCTTTACATCGCGTTGTGATATAGGAAGAAACTCTGGCTTATCTTTATCTGTAAGACCAACGGGCATACCAACGGTTCTCGCCCATGTTGTGAGCCAGCGCCGTTGCCCGCTCATTTACATGCCGTTCTTTTTATCTTGAATTTCAGCACGTCGACCTTTGGTCAATTTGCCTAAATCGCCTAATGCTTTACGTGCTCGTGCCGCGGCCGCTTTCACGCTTTTTTCTTCCCAGCTATCATGCTCTGATAGATAGTTGTTAAATGCTTGTACGATTTCTTCATGTATTGTCATATTACTTCTCCTTTGATAGTTAAATTACTATAATACAATTATATACGATTATATATGATTTGTCAACTAATTAATTAATTTATTAACCAATTGACACGTTAGCTGATCCAGTTGCCGCTTCACCGCAAACATCTGCTGTGTCGCCGGCAACTACAACTGCAATTCCGCCTATTTTAACTGTACTGTTAAGTACTGCTGTAATAGTTTGCGGAGTGTGTGGAGGTGGGCCGTGACCTGCAACGCCGTTACCACTAACGATAACTAACTGTCCGCCGACTTTTACTGTACCCTGACTAGGAATTAAATCTCCGCCAGCAGTATCATTGTCACAACTTACTCCTGGCATTACGCTAACGCAATACCTGATGTTGTCGACGTGTACTGTTTGGCAATTTCGCCTTCAGTTTTCGCAACACAACTTACTGCTCCGATATTCAAAACAAACTTTGAATCTGGAGATACGCCAAACATAAACGGTGCTAATCCTAGTCCGTCTTGGTTTGCAATAAGAACCATTGGTTTACGTAATGTATATGACGTTGTCGTTTCCGTTTCAAGTCGTGATACAAGTTCTTCACCTGAGTTTAATTTAAAAGAGACTGTGTCGCCTACTTTATATGGTGCTTCAATTAACATTTATAATGACCATCCTGTTCCGTTATAGTTAGTGTCTTCTAGGTATGCACCTAGCTTGTCGTACCCACCGATATTTTCATTGTTTACTTTAATCTGTGGGAACGTTCTTGCGCCTGGAAAAGTTTCCAGTACTTCTTCTCGATTAAAGTCTGTACCTAATTGCTTATAGGTATACTCTAACTGTCGAGCCTCACAGAGTGCCTTTGCTTGATCGCAAAATGGACACGCTGGTTTGCCCCAAATTTCTATCATAAACTGAATCCTTTAAGTGTATCAGTTGACACATCTTGCTTAATGCCGCCGATGATATATGATTCTACTTCTGTTTCCTGTGGAGCAACTTGCAAGCCTGAACTTGACAACCAATGCTGTGTCCACGGAAGCGGATTAGTGTTTACTGGTGCATCAAAGATAGCATTAAGACCAAGTGCTTTAAGTCGACGGTTAGCAATGTATTCAACATACTGGTTAAGCAGTGTAGTGTTAAGACCAATCATTGACCCGTCTTTGAACAAATAGTCTGCCCAATCCTTTTCTTCTTCAACACATTCGCGCCACAACTCGTATACTTCTTCTTGACACTCTTTAGCAATCTTAGCCATCTCTGGATCATCTTTGCCTTGTGCCCATAGTTTCAATACATGGGTCGATAACGCTAAATGCTGAGCTTCATCGCGAGCAATAAGACTAATAATCTTAGCACTACCTTCCATTAGCTTTAGTTCTCCAAAGCCAAAGGTACATGCAAAACTTACATAAAAACGCAATCCTTCAAGGATGTTAACTGTCATCATTGCAAGATATAGTTTTTTCTTAACGTCAGCCATGCTACCTTCACCTCTGTGATTGTATGCGTCGGCAGCTTCAGTAAATGCATCGTAATGCTTAGTGACACTAGTTGCACGAGCAATAATTTTCTCGTCATCTAGTATAGTATCAAAAACTTCTGATGGATCAGCGTACACGTTTTTCATAATATGCGTATAGCTACGTGAATGGATTGTTTCAAAGAAGTCCCAAGTAACAATACATCCTTCTAGTTCAGGCAATGAAACATGCGGCAAAAATGCTAGGCATGGGCCGCGTCCTTGAACACTGTCAAGTAGCGTTTGGTACTTTAAGTTTGCTGTAAAGATATGCTTCTGCTCTGGGCGGAAGTTAGCAAAGTCTGCACGATCTTTTTGTAGACTTACTTCTTCTGGCCGCCAAAAATATCCCAGCATGGTTTGATTTAGTTTATCAAACACCGGAAAACGGAATGTATCGTAACGCTGTGTATTCATGTCTGCTCCGAAGAACATATTCTGTTTTGTGAAGTCTACTTTTTCTTGGTTAAATATTGTCTTTGCCATCTAGCTTCTTCCTTACTGTGTCTATGCTATTATTATATTATAATAGTATTAATGTGTCAACCGTTAAATGTTGCATGCCTCGCATTCTTCTTCGGTCATATCCATCTCACTAGGTGCTAGTGCTTCTAACGGTAAATCATCTTCTAGTTCACTTGGATCTGTTTTATAATCATATGTATTTTGATAGTAACTAGTCTTCCAACCTAATTTATATGTTGTTAACAAGTCTTGTATCATCTGGCTCATTGGAACTTCATTGTCTGGGAAGTGCGTAGGGTTATAACTCCAGTTGCCACTAATTGCTTGATCAAAAAACTTCTGCATTACTGCAACAGTATTTATATATCCTGTGTTTGATGGCATGTCCCATAACAACGTGTAGTGGTTCTTTAGTGTAGTATACTGTGGTACAATCTGCTTAAGAGGCCCTTTTTTGCTTTTCTTAACGGACAAGTATCCCCTAGGTGGCTCAATTCCGTTTGTTGCGTTTGACACAACGGACGAACTCTCTGAAGGCATTTGTGCTGACAAAGTGCTGTGCCTGAGGCCGTGTTCTTTGATAGATGCCCGTAGACTGTCCCAATCATAGTTTAACTTGTGCTCCACAATAGTATCAACATCTTTCTTATAAGTGTCGATAGGCATGATGCCGTCACTGTATTTAGTACGGTTAAAGTACTCACATGGGCCTCGTTCCTGCGCTAATTTATTGCTGGCTTTAAGCAAGTAATATTGGAACGCTTCTGACAAGTCATGTACTAGTTGCCATGCTTCTTGATCGTCATACTTAACATGATTCTTTGCAAGGTAGTGTGCTAGGCCAATATAGCCTACACCTAAACTTCTTCGTGCCTTTGTGCTTTTTTCAGCGGCAAGTATTGGGTAGTTTTGATAATCAATAATTTCTTCTAGCGCCCGTACTGCAAGCTCACATAGCTCTTCTAAGTCAGTTAAGTCTTTAATTATACCTACGTTAATGGCACTCAAAATGCACAATGCAATTTCGCCTTCTTCGTCATCGATATGATTAAGTGGCTTAGTTGGCAATGTAATCTCTTGACATAAGTTACTCATGTAAACTTTATCTTTAAATGAGCTGTGTGTATTACAGTGATCAACATTCATAATGTAGATACGTCCTGTTTCTGCACGTTCTTTGATCAACGCAGAAAACAACTCCATTGCTGATACAGTACGTTTCTTAATGCTCGTAGCACGTTCATATTTTTCGTACAATGCCTGGAATTCTAACGGGTCACCAAAGTATGCTTCGTATAACCCTGGAACATCGTGCGGCGAGAACAATGTTATATTGCCTCCAGATAACAATCTTTCATACATAGTTTTGTTAAGTTGAATCGAATAATCTAACTTACGTACACGATTGTCTTCAGTACCTTTGTTGTTCTTTAGTACAAGGATGTCTTCAATCTCTTGATGCCAAAACGGGAAGTGTGTAGTTGCACTGCCGCCACGTACACCATTTTGTGTACAACAACGTACTGTTGATTCAAACTTCTTTAGGAACGGGACAATACCTGTGTGTGCTACTTCTCCTCCCCTGATGCGTGAGTTGACGCCTCTGATGCGGCCTGCATTGATTCCGATACCCGCTCTTTGTGCAGTGTATCTACCAATCGACATATCACTAGCGAAGATACTGTCAAGGGTGTCATCACTGTCAACAAGGACACACGAAGCAAACTGTCGCACAGGTGTTCTAACTCCGGCCATGACTGGCGTTGGGATATTAATTTTAAAAAGTGAGGTCGCATCGTAGTATCTCCTTACATAGTGCATACGTGTTTCTGCTGGATAGTTTGCAAATAGTGTTGCCGCAATCATCATATACATGAACTGAGGAGTTTCAAATAGTTCACCTGTTGAACGATCCTGTACAAGATACTTGTCTACTACTTGGCGCATGCCTGCATAGGTAAAGTTTTCATCTCGCTTATGACGAATATAACCGTCGAGTGTTTCTAGTTCTGTGTCAGTATAATCAACAAGAATATTTGTATCATATAGTCCGCGCTCAATGTTAAGGTCAATCATTCTACGTAACGGAATTGCATTGTACTCACCAAACACTTGCTTGTTAGTAGAGTACGAAAGCAAACGTGCTGCCGCATATTGATAGTTCGGAGCGTCTAAGTTAATTAAGTCATTAGCTGATCTAATCAACACCTCTTGTATTTCGTTAGTACTCATGCCATCATAAAATTGCAAGTTTGCGTTCATTTCAATTTGTGAACTACTAACCCCTGCTAGTCCGTCACATGCTTCTTGTACTACAACATGAATTTTTTCAATGTTAAGTCTTTCCTGCGTTCCGTTGCGCTTTACAACCATTATTCCGTTTGACATCTTTTAATCTTCTCCTCGTCTACTGTTGATATTTATTGTCGCCGCGGCATCTGATAGACGCATTGCGAAATTAGGGTTTCTTTAATTTGATTAACGTTAACATGGTTATTTTTTTCGTATCCTAGAACTCTGCCTTGTACGTATAAAAGATAATAATGCTGACTTTTGTTTTCGTCTAGTGTTATATGTATCTCGAAATCCTCTCGAGAAAACCGGTCTGTTAATTGTAAAGTATAACACATTCCTAGCAAAATGCAATACTCACAATACTCATTTTCGTAAATTAATTCCCACGGATTTGGCCACATATCCTTGTTATAAGGGTCTGTGTGTATGCTAACCATAGGAATCTGGTTATAGTAGTCTATTACATCTTGTATTGGGTCTTGGGAATTTTCCAAAGAGTTTCTAAAGTTAGACCATTCTACAAGTCTATCCTCATATGTTTTTTGTTTCATTTATCCAACATTAATGATTAGCGTTTTTGTCTAACACGGAACTTAATAGTGCCTTGATCTGCGGCAGTACTATTAAGAATCGTAATTTCAATTGTATCTTTTACTGTGTCTGCATCTAAGTCTATATAGTTTGCAGTTAATACTAGATTTGTTTCATAACTGCTATCGCCTACATAATCGTATTCATCTCTAACTAACAAATTATCATTTGCGGAGTCTACTGTAATATGCATTACGCCACTGCGGTATGCTTCTACTGCCGTACTGTCGTATGTATAGTCAATACTATATGACACATCAGCATCACCCGGTAGTTTAAAATAACGTAGTGCAGGATCTTGTGTAACTACAGGTAGTTGATCTTGGAAGTTCAATTCACTGTTACACGACCCTTGAATGATCGGCATAAACTTATTGCTATTAAACGTTGAGTTATAAGACAACTGTTCAAAACGTTTAAAATAATCATGAGTACTATCATTGTGCAAGTCTACATATTTAATGATAGCATATGTTGCCGCGGCTTCAGTGCCGTTTACATTACCTACGCTAATAAATCTGTTGTTGTTACTTTGATTGTGCGTACCATTCTCAACCCATATTGCTTCGCGAGCAATGTTATCAAAAGTACAGTGGCTAATATGATTATTACTTGGTCCAGTTGCTTGATTTGGTGCACCAATAACAGTTCCTTGTCCAAATACAACTCCGTATAAATTTGTATCAAACACACAATTACTAAAAATGTTGTTAGTAATATCATCGTTTGATCTAACTGGATAACTCCACTTAGTAAAGGTACAGTTTTCAAATTTATTATTAGAAACTGTTACTGTTGTAGCTAAACTAATTGCGTTGATGGCAGTTTGTCCTGATGTTAATGCATCACCAATGCTCCAAGCACCATAAAATTTAATATCTCTAAACGTACTGTCTTTAGTACTTTGCAATTCAATAGCAGAGTGTGCTGTTGTTTGCTTAATTGTCATGCCTTGCATTAAAATGTTTCTTGACTGATTAGATGTATCGGTTGTTGATTCATTCGCAGGAGCACCTGGAGTTGACAAACTGTTAACCATTTTAAATGCAGTGTTAGTACTTGCATTGATTACTGTTTTGTCAATGCCGGCACCTACTATTGTAGCATACGGAGGAACAAAGATTATGTTATCAATTGTATACTCGCCTGGCTCAAGTTGTAGTATAACTCTACTTGAACTGTTTGCTTTAGTTGCACTGTTTAAAAACAGTTGATCTACTGCTCTTTGTAATGCTACCGTTACGTTACTGCCATCATTAAGAACACCAAAGTCTTTGGCAAATACAACTTCATCTAACTTAGATTGCAGTGTACGCTTAATTGGAGTTGTGGCTGACGCTCCTGTTTGTAATGCTGTATCCTTGTAGGTATAAGTGTTTGCAAATGTAAAAATGTTATCATGCTCAGTAAGTATTTTACTGTTACCAACTGCCGGCGAACCTTCTGATACACTACCATTACCAATATACATTTCTTGGGTATCTACTGCCCAACCTATTTCACCACTTGCTAATTGCGGAAGGCCTGAACCTGCGTTCTTCTGCCCTCTACGCACTTGAATTCTACTAATTTGAACTACAGCCATTATTGTCTCCTATACTAACATATTTATGCGAACTTCTCGTAATAAGTATAAACTCTGTTATACCATTCATTACGCCATTCATCATATTCATGTGGCCACACATCAAACTGCTGATATGTTTCTCCGCCTAGGAGCATGCCATCATCTCCGCGACTACACATAAAGATATGTCCTTCGCGAATATTAGTTCCGTAAATTTCGTTGTGTCCTTCTGCATATGCTACTAGCTGTAAGAAATAGTTTTGTACATACTCTAGCTTCTTAGGTTTATTCGTTTGTTTAAAGTCCATAATACAAGGTTGGCCTTTGTACTGTCCTACTAAGTCGGTAGTACCTGCATACATTTGCGGAACATAAAGAGCAACTTCACTCCCCCATATCTCATCAACATCGCCCATAGCATGTTTAACTACTTCTTGTGCCATCTTGTGTGCTTTTTTAGCAAATGGATTGCTTCCTGGTTCAGGTAGTTCACCAAAGTCAACATAGTCCTCAAGATACTTGTGCATACGTGTGCCAACACCTGCCGCTTCTGTAACTACTTCCTGTGCTTTCTTTTCACCTACACGCTTACGCCAGGCCATAAGTCCTGACTTGTCACTTGTTGCATCAAGGATAGTTGTTACACTTGCCACAGCACCTCCATCAGGTGTCATGTATTTGCGCTTGCCTTCTACTTGCTTGCGCGAGATTGGCTTGTATTCGTATTTGGGGGTAATTAAACTACTCATGATCTAATCCGTCACGGCCGTAGTCATTCATGTTGAAGTCATCGTAATGATCGGTGTAATACGGTGCTACATCACTAATACCATCTTCTGATGATACAGTAAGAACTTCCGGTACAAAATGTTTAATCATATTCTCGACACCCATTTTGAGTGTTTCAATACTACTCGAACATCCAGAACATGCTCCGCCTAGTTCAACTACTAAATTGCCATCTTTGTATGAGAGGAATTCAATTATTCCTCCATGTCCGGCAACTGCTGGCTTCACGTTAGTTTCGATTAAGTTTTTGATTTGGTCTACAACTTCTTCAGTTGTTCTTGTCATACGTTAAGTCTCCTAATTAATTAATATTATAGCAGGGAATTAAGAGTATGTCAAGTATATTATAGTCCTGAATTTGATCTAGTTGCAGACTTTGCCATATTAGCTACTGTGTTATCACCTTTGACATTAGCAGTAGGCGTTTTATCACCATCACTAAATTCAATTTGGGTTTCGTCAAAGTTTTTTACTATATCAGCGATGCCTGGATCGGCATCGTATGCACTTTTAAATACTTCATAAGTAAATTGAACTTGCAAAGCGTTTTGCATAATCTTATCGAGTTCATCGAAGGAGTATGTTTTACGGTTGCTTTGTGATAATACTTTAAGAACTTTGTAAAGTTGGTCTGTACTTACAGCCTCATTTACTTTTTTTTTGAAAGCACTTGTCCAAGTTTGCGTGAACGCTCAACTGACTCACGTGTAGGTCGTCCTGCTGGCTCTTCGCCGCCATCTGCTGCCGCATCTGCACTAAAGTCATCACCGGCATCTGCCATAGCATCGCCTTCTGCATCGTCAACTGTTGGTTCCATATCCATGTCTGGCTCTTCAGCACCCATAGTGTCTACAGGCTCACCTTCGCCAGTTAACATGCCTACGCCGCCTGTTAGTGCAACACGAGTAACTTCCATTTCAGCATATAATGCATCAAGAGCAGGTTTAATTGCCGCTGTAAATGCTTCACTTGTTTCACTGCCCATTTCGTCACGGATAGCATCAGCTAGTTCTAACATTGACTCTGACTGCATTTCTGCTGTGTCTTCCATCCAGCCTGTTAGTTTGTCTACCATGTCTTTCGAAGCCATTACTAATTGTGCTTTATCTTCTTCGCCTTCGTTAACAACAGTTTCAGCAAGCTCTTCTGCGGTAGGAATACCTTTTTCGTCTGCTCGTTCAATAATAGCTTTGTTCAAAATGTCTAGGAACAATTTTGACTTTTGATAGCTTTCTGTATGTACTGCATTGAAACTTTCGTTAGTTTCAATATCTCTAACCTGTGACCGCAACTTGTTACGTGCATCTTCTAACTGTGCAAAGTTGAACTTTTCTAAATCTAGTTTAGTTCCAAACTTCTGTGCCATGTTTTCGTTAAGTGTAGCACTTGTAATCGGTTTTGCTATTTCTCTAATGTTCATTGTTAACTCTTCCTAGTATTTGTCTAATGTATAGCATTGCTATAAACTCTGTTATTATTATTTATCATCTAACTGTATATATAGTCATCAAGAAGAGCCCTTGCTCGTTCTGTATTTGATACCGCAAGGTCTAATCTAGTCGATAATACTTCTTTTCTAAACATATCTTTGGTTCTTTCATAGTTATTTTTAAAATAAAGTGAATCCATATAGTGCTTTTCTATTGTTTTATCGATATCCATAATAGTAGTTGTTATCTGGCTATCACGTCCTTTTGCAATGCAGTTCGCCATTGCAATTGCACTTGCTTTACTAAACGTATGTGCAGTTTGTTTGTTAATTTCTGTGTTGTATACTAAGTAGCCGTGTTTACTTTTACGTATGACAACTTTGCCTATGCGAATACTATTCCCTTTAACATAAGGAAAAGGGAAGTCTTCGAAGCCTTTATTAACTATTGCTTCAAGTTCAGATATTAGTGATGCTTGGTCCATTTTGAGTTACCAGAGTGTATCCATTGTTATGTACTTTACTTACCAGACTCTTTCGAATGAGATTAGTCATTATGAACTGCTCTCGTTCGTTAAAACTCTCATAAGGCATTGCTCCCTTAATCGAATTCAACAGTGTCTTTTCTTCATTGCTCATTGCAATTGTAAACTCTGATATAAGATCATTAATCTTCATGGATTTTGGTTTCCAATTGTAGCATTTGGATTGTTTCCGCCTGCGCCCTGTTGGAGACCTTGCACAATAGTATCAATGTCTTGTTTTTTGTATGTAACTTTCTCTGGCTCTTCAGGAGCCTTTGATGCATCTGGGTTAACTAGCGTTACTTCGTCACCGTTAACATCATCAATTTCAAATTCTTTTGCACCTTTTTCAGTCGGCATTGGAATTTTAGATCCACGCTTAATTAATTCTTGACTTAACTTATCTGCGGCAGCACCGGCTACTTTAGTTGCCATGCTTTTGCCTGCACTACCAACTGCCTTAACTGCTTTCGCACCTACTTTAGCAACTGCGCCGCCTACTGCTTTTGCGCCTGCTTTAGCAATTCCTGCGCCTACTTTAGCTACGCCGCCTGCAATAGCTGGAAGGATCTCATCTGTACGTGCTTCTTTTTTAAACTCACGATATCTCATATTTTCTTTGACCTTCCTTTAGCAAATCTTCTCTTTGGACGTTTGTTAATTCTTGACAACCGTCTTGAAGCTGTGTTAGTACGCTTAGTTTTTGCTGTGTTAATCTTTATCTTATTGGCCTTAGCCCGTTTTGTCTTCTTCATAGTAACACGAGAAGTTTGGTTAATTGGAGCATTACATGTTGCCGCTTTTGCAACAATGCGTCCTTTACGCTGTCCACTAGTGCAACGATACTTGCGGACTTGTTTAGTTCCACTACGCCCCCAAATAGATCGAGCGCCCTCGTCTAAGCTACTGCATTGGCAAGGTTCAGCACTACAATCCCCGCATACCCATTCAGTAATTAGTTCACGTAGCTTCATCTTTTTCTACTACTCTTGTTCATCTGCTGAACTCTACGGCTTGCTGGATTTTGTTTCTTAGTACGCTTAGACTTACGGGCCATTCTATTACCTAGTCTGGCTTTTGTACGTTTCATTAACATGCGCTTTTTCATATCAGGCGCGGCGAAACATGCCGCAGGACTACTTACAATCCTGCCATGTCTTTTACCACCTGAACAGCGATATTTGCGAACGACCTTCTTTCCAGAACGTGCCCATACTTGTTTTTCGGTGATGTGATCTGTGAGTTCTCTTAAATACATAACACTTGTATTTAGCAGACTAACTAAATTGAATTAGTATAACGACTATGGTTGACAATAATCCTGCTACAATAGTACCAGCAGTTCCGATAAGTACCTTCATCATAGCTTTGTTGCCATGTAGTATATCTATATGAATGTGTTCTACTTTAGATTCAATTTTTACCATACGACCTTCAAGTGCATTGTAGCGTTGTTCGCATAGATCAACGTGTGCTTCTAGATTCTTTTTTTCTAAGGCAGTGGCCATTACTATTATTTCCTGTCGGTGTTATCTTGCGTATGGTGCCCGAAGACTGTTTCTGAGGTATAGTGTATGCCTTTTGTAATAGTATTTATAGTTCTATAAAATTGTATTATCTACTACTTTAACTAATAGATTTTTATGTATAGGATCAGTAGTTCTAAATACGTTTGCATCTTGTATACTAGTCTCGTCAAGTCCAACAATGATAGGCACTAAGTTTAAATCATTTCTCAATACATCAACATCATCGTTTGATTGGTAGTTTAACTGTATACTCCATACGTTTTGCTTACCAGTATAATTACTGCCAAACTTGCCATCAATTTTGACTTGATGCATATACACAGGTATATCTATTTCATAGTTACTGCGCAATCCAATTGTTTGCATAAGAGTCATATAATTTTGCTGTTGGCTATAGATCTTTCGATCAGAGCCTTTGCGAGCGTTTGTTTCAGTTATATCTATTAATGAGTGTATTGTTACTTGCATGTATTTACTTATAGGTCATAAAAAAAGGCCCACTTAAAAGTGAACCTTTAATTAATACTGTAACTAGTTTACTTAAAAGTTAACTGGTCTGCTACTTCGACAATTGTATCTGTACCGATACCATCAATGTTTTCAATTACTACTGCAAGTGAATCTGCTGAGTGGTTGTGGCTATCAAATACTAATGCCATAGCGCCAGCAGATCCAGAAGCAACAAATGATGCAACTGCACCTGTTTCTCTGATTACTAGTTCTACTAGTTCATCAGCTCCGTCATCTTCTGTTTGTAAGTTGATCGCTGTGTTGTCTGCATTGCTTGTTGAACGCACTGTTACTTTAAAGAAAGCAATATCTGCTCCGTGTGTTCTTACTGAACCTGTTAAATAATCAGCAAAGCCGTTTGTTCTTGTTAATCCTGCCATTTTAATGACTCCCTAAATTGATTAAAAAGGGTAACAAATAAATGTTACCCTTATATTGCTGTAACTAAATTAGTCTACAAATGTAGCAACTAGTGTCGATGTGATACCAGTTGAACCTGTGCCAAAGTTGGAAGCCGCTGTAAATGCGCCTGTACCTTGAATTGCAACTTGTACTGCGTCAGTTGTTCCGCTTGTGAAAACACCTGATTCAGTTAATACACTAATACCTGCAATAGTATGTGCATCGTTTGTACCTGCAACATCAGTCATTGTTAGATACTGCATAGCCGCATCTAGTTCTGCTTGTGTCATGTTTGACTTTGCTAAGTTAATAATACGTGTTTGCGGGCCTAAACCGTTTCCTGCAAATGCATCATAATTAGTTCCAAAACCTATTCCTGCCATTTTATTTCTCCTATAATCTTAAATGGACATACTCATTACTCTATGAGTTTGTTATATGTATTTAGTCTCTAAGGAAAAAACCAGGTGTTATCGGCTCTTTTTGGCTCTCTGTTGCAGATTACGCAAATGTTGTACATATGTTGGGCCAGCTTGTACTATATCGTCTATCATTTTAATAGCAGGCAAATACGCTTGTACATATGTATTTGGTATTGATCGTCCTTGTGATGCTAACGCTAAGAACTGTCTAGCTTGTGCTAAGTTTTGAGTACCTACTAAGTATCTATACAAACTGGCATCTTTGGCACTCATACCCAAGTCTGGTGTACTAACTGTAGGCTCGTTGTCTACTACTGCTGATGTTTCTAGATTCTTATCTGCGGCTAGTTTACTAAAGTCGTCAATTAAATCACTAGTACGTAACTTTGCCCTTGCCGCAATAAGCAATCTTGTTACAACTTTCTGTTTATTACCTAAACTAGCACTACTAAACTGTGTAAGAATTCGTCTTACTGCTTTGTAGTCGGTATTAGTTATTGAAAGATCACTTTCTAGTTTAATTAAAAGCTCACTTACTCTATTTGGCAATGTATTATTACTAACACTAGTCAAGTAAGCATTTAATAAACTAAGATTAATTTTAGTAGATTCTCTTAGACGTTTTGCCGCATCAGGATCTTTAAGTTTATTTTGTGCATTGCTATCTCCTACTAGGAAATAAATGAAGTTGTGTAAGTCAGATTTTTTAGCATCAAAGTAGTTGTATTGGCCTTTAGTCATTCTAGCATAGTTTGCCGCTGTCCTTGCATAAGTTGGATACTGTCTAAGAACTTCAAGCATAAGAATAGTAAGATACATTCTTTCTTTACAGTCAGTATATGTAAGTGTCTTAACACCGCCATCTGTTCGTGTTAGTCTTGCTTCGCTTATATCTTTAATAAACGAGTATGGTTTTGCTACTTGGCTTTCGTCCATTAAATCATTATAATCAGTTGAAGGCGTCATTACGTGTCCACCTTCTATCTCTGCCCATTGTGATGCTGTAAATTTTTCTGTCATCTTACTACCGCTCTATTTGCCGCACTAAATGTTGCTCTTGATGTAAACTTCATATCGCCTTTGGGGTGAGCTAATACATAGCCTTCGCCGCCTGGTTGACCGTTAATGCTTTGTTTAACCTCGCCGCCTTGGCTATCAAATTTATTAATAATATTGTCCTTGGTAGCCATAACTGCTGTTACTACAGTCCACATTGATGCGAACGCAACCTTGTGTTGACCAATATATTGTAACACTTTAACTTTCATTTTATCTGAAACTTGTTTTCTGTTCTCCAGCCAAGATGCAAAGTCTGCACCTAGATTAGTTAGACCTGAGTCAACTTTACTATTCATGTATGTATACAGCAAATCAGGTAGTGCTTTCATTTGCTGTGTTGCTAAGGTGTTAGCATTTAGTAATTCGTCTACACCTGCGGCATTTTGTTTAATAGTTTGTACGAGCTGGTCAATAACACCTGTGTCAACTTCGACAGGTGCTACTGTAGTTACACTAGGTACTACTAGTAAATCCTTTTGATTATTAAACAAGTCAATGCTATCAAACGGACTTTCATTGCCATCTGCATCTACTTCTCTATGTATTACAATGCCGGATGTACTTGCGCCTATACGCTTACCTAAGTCACTGTCTACATCTACTGCATACTCAACAATCTGTGGCTTAAAGATATAGTTCTTTTCTTTAATTACCGGTGTTGACTTATATAATAGATCGCCTTTGAAGAACCCTCTATAATCTGCTGGCGTTGCTTTTTCGTATACAGTAAACAGTCCTGATAACTCGGCGGCAAATGCTATGCGCTTTGGATCTTCGCGGTACTTGCCGCCACTTCGACTAAGCATAATATCTTGTAGTTGTTCTGCACTCTTTGCTTTACCATCTGTTTTGACTGCCATGAATCCTGACTTATCTGTGAATATAAACTCGCCTGCATCGTCTCGCCCAAACACCATTGCAGGACTTCCGTCCCATTTAAGTGTTACTGCTTTATGGGCGTCTCCTGACATACTGCGAAGTGCTTCAACTGCTCGCATTGCTCCTTTAGAGCCTTCCCAAAATACTAGGTCTTCTGCATGTTGGATACGGGCTTCCATTTCTTTAAGAGGTTGCTTTACTGGTTGTTTAAATTCAACAAATCTCATCTGCTCATCCTGTGTGCCATATCAATAATTTCGTTGCTACTCTCAGGTACTTCTTTGCCAGCCTTGGTCATTGTTTCTTTCCACGGAGCAATTAGTTCTTCGTAGTTTGGATCTTTCTTTAAAAATGCAAGCATACTTTCAACTGTGTGCGTGTCAGTTTCTTTAGCACCCTTGCCTAACAATAGTTCTGGAATACCTTTGCTCCAGTCATTAGTAACTACTTGGTCACCATTGTTAGGATCAACAACACCTAACACAGGACTAAACTTATATCCGCGGCCTCTTGCTAAACTTGACAACAATATTGCTCTGTCCATTCCACCAAACCGTTCTGTTCCTCCACGCTTGGCTCCGCGTTGGAAGTCAGGATTAAGTGAAAACATAAAGTCTGTTTGAACAAAGCCGTTCTTAGCATCGCCTTTGATAGGTGTGCGAAAGTGTACTTGGGCACCGGCTAGCTGAATCCAACCATCCTGCTTAGTACGGCCTTTGTTCATAATATCCGCATCAGCAATGCCTTGCTTCTTACACCACGCTGTAAGTGTAGCAATTAATTCTTGCTTGCTTACTTTGTTTTCGTCTGTGTTTAGATCCAAGTCACCTGAGCTATTCTTTTCAACCGACCCGTCTGCATGTTCTTTTTTACCAGTAGTACCTAACCAATCTTGTTCGTCAAACACTAAGCCTGTAATCTTTTCAATAAACTGAATAGTAGGATGCACGTCTGGCGTAGCAATACGCTGAACCATTAGTTTTTTGTCTGGTTCAGATTTAAATATGTTGCCGCCTTCTTTTAATACTTGCTTTGTAGATACTTTACTTTCGTAAAAGCCTCTACGACTTCTATCTGTTTTATTGTATTGTACTGCTCCAGCTTTTGCATCTAACGGAATACTATTCTTATCATTTGCTAGCCATGAATTCCTAGAAGGTTCCCAAGCCCATACAATGTTTGCTGGATCTTTAAACTGTGCTGATGTTGGAATCTTCTTAGTATTAATTTTGTCACTCTTAAACTGTGCTTTGCCAGGCTTCTTCTTTTTAACTGCTTTTTTTACCGGTGTACTTGTTCCGGCAGGGCCTGCCATGCCTGTCTTAGATTGAGCTTTATCAATCTGTTGTTGCATAAACGAACCACGCATCCAATCGTCAGCTTTCTTAATCCAACTTGAATCTTTTTTAGCTTTAGGTGCTTCTAATAAGTCTTCTATTTTCATTGTTTACTCTCTATAATTTTACCAATTACACGCTTAAACTTCTTAGGATCGCCAGTTCTTATAGAATTTAAAAAACGTCTTTCAAGTTCGCTTGCTGTTACTTCGTCGTACTGTTCATTAATTCTATTTAATAAATTAATAGCACTTTCAATAATATTATTTGCAGAAGATTCGATTAAGTGATCATTACTCTTACGCAAGGGAAGATTATTAAGTTCTTCTAAAATACTTCGTGTTCGTTTTTTCATACTGTACTCCGATATAGTATTTAGCTCACTTAAATTACTCTTGTATTTTAACACAACGTCTATGTATTGTCAACACCAAAAATAGTCTGAGTTTGCGCTAACAAATTGCCGTCTATGTAAATACATATGTAACAAGGAGAAACTAATGTGTTCACCATATGTGCGTAAAGAAGCCAATAGACTTAATTGGATAATCAAAGGAAAACTTATTGATCTAAGTTGGTCCGATGAAGATGTCGAAAAAACCTACAATTCATATTTTAAAAGACTTTGGGGCAACAACGAAATGTATATCCACGAACAAGGCTTTGATCAAGCGTATGCAGAACGTGAAGAACAAGTTTATCAAAATGATATAAACCGTGTTGCTGTCTTAGGCGGTCATTACGATTAAGCAAATAGACTAGACACTGACTCCTCGTTAGTTACACGACGGATTGCTTCGCCAAATAATGGAGCAACACTAACCTGTCGTGTCTTCTTACAGTTCTGAGGACAACGATCAGTAATAGTATTAGTAATTACTAGTTCTGTGAGTACACTCTTCTCAACCTTCTGACATGCCTCTCCACTTAATACACCATGTGTGATATATGCACGAACTGACAATGCTCCGGCTTTCATAATTGCTTCAGCGGCTTTGCATAACGTGCCACCGCTATCAACAATGTCATCAACTAGAATGGCGTGTTTATCTTTAACATCGCCGATCAAGTTCATAACTTCACTCTTGCCTGCTTGAGGACGCATCTTATCAACAATAGCAATATCTGAATGGAACATGTCTGCAAACTTCCTAGCACGAACTGCACCGCCGGCATCTGGACTTACAAATACTGTGCTTCCATCTGTACCTACATTTGCTTTGATGTCTTCAGCAAATACAATACGGCTTGTTAAATCGTCTACAGGAATATCAAAGAATCCCTGTATTTGCCCTGCATGTAGATCCATTGTAAGGATCCTATCTGCGCCTGCTGTTGTTAACAAGTTAGCTACTAGTTTTGCTGTAATAGGAGTACGACTTGCACTCTTACGATCTTGACGTGCGTAACCAAAGTAAGGAATAACTGCTGTAATACGACTAGCACTTGAACGCTTGGCCGCATCAATCATTACTAATAGTTCCATTAGATTGTCGTTAACAGGACTTGATGTGCTTTGAATAATAAAAACATCTTCTCCCCTAACATTTTCTAAAAACTCTACACTTGTTTCTCCGTCTGCAAATGTTTTAACATCCGCTGGAACTAATGTAGCAAAACATTTATCTGCAATACTCTGTGCTAATGTTGTGTTAGCATTACCTGTGATAATTTTCATTTTCAAATTTGTCCCGTCCTTTGTTGTGAGTAATAATACTTATATAATACTACTATTACGCAGGCTAGTCAAGAGAAAAGGTTGTGTCGTCGAACACAACC